ATAAAATCAAAGCATGAACTATCAAGGTGATCTTATCCAAGCGCAAATCTTACGAGACTGCGTTGGTAAGGACCGGAAGAGTTCCCCTTGGGATAGGCTATTGCCCGTCCTTGGGAACCCGAATCATATAGAAAAAGCCAATAGGCTCTTCTATAAGATGCCACACGGATCGCTTCTATCGGAGACATACCGTGGTAAGTCGCTCAGAAAACAAAAGTTTGAGAGTAAGACTAAAAATTTCACAGATTTCCGAAAGGAAGGTCTGAAAATAATCCTCACTAGAGACTTAGGTCTCGGAGTGAAGGTTAGTAATGTATTGGTCAATAGACCAATCGCACACTTTGAGAGGATCCAAGAATTCATAAATGGATTAGTGGATGCTCTTTGGTTAGCAAACGAACAGGTATTCCTGTCCGGTTCTAAAGAAGAGCTTCTTATTAGAAAACTAGTAAGAAAGATCTTTGCAGTAGGTTCAACCAACTTGGTGGACCTAGTGGACCAGTGGAAGGAATGGACAAATTTTCTATTCCACACTGTAGCTGAAACTGTCACAATAGGACAACTTCAGAAACCAGCTCCGAATAATATATTCAGGCTGTTAAATGGGATACCATATATTAATATGATGTACCAGAAAGAGTACAATATGTTGTTATTACAACATATGGCACACTTAACCTCTACAAGACAGATGCCATATATGGGTCTGAAAACAGAGGAGAGATCTAGGAAGGAGTTCAAAGAAGTCCTAACCTCAGATTATAAGCCACCCGAAGATTTTATTTTTAAAATCAGCTGTGCGGCACGACGTATTGGATCGATCTGTCGAACGATCAAACCACGTTTAAATCCAGGTGAGAGTCACGTATCCGTAACCTCATCCGGAGAATACAGTCACCCAATTTCCAAAGGAGGTCAGGCGGCTGGTGTCATCGAAGGCTTGAGGAGAATACTCCTCGAAGTCCCGACTGAAGACCGAATAGAGAATACTCCATTTGGTCCTGCAAAGCACTGTAGTGGAATACCACTATGGAAAACTTTGTTCAGAAAGATTCCCGTCCCACCGGAACAGGAATTTTTAGAAAGCTACTACTTAATAAAGGAGCAGCCTGGAAGATTCAGGGGTCTTGATGAAGATACCGGATCTCAAATGATGTATGTGGCTTGGCGAGAGCTTAAGCCCATACCCGTTCTACGAGCTGAAGTCGTCCCAGAGATGGGAAACAAGGCTCGTCATGTAACTATTTCAGACTATTGGCTGAATATATTACAAGCTCCATTGGCTCATCTATTGATTGACTCAATGAAGTATCACCCTTCAGTATTCTCAAGCTTTCACCGACAGGATCAGGCTTGGGAAGCTGTAAAGGCAATGTGTAGGAAGAAAGGATTATCCCTTCCTCCTGGACATTTTGTACTTAGTAGTGACCTAAAGGATGCTACTAACGCTCAGCAATGGGAGATTACAAAAGCAATCCTCAGAGCTTACATACAAGGGGCTAAACTATCGTTTAGAACCGAGTACGTTGATCTAGTACTAGAGACCATTGGTCCTAGACTAGTCCTATTTTCAGATACTACTAGCGTATTATCTAAAGTAGGGATTATGATGGGTGAAGCTATTGCTAAACCATCACTTACATTACTCAACCTTTCGATTGAGGAACTTTCATTCCTCGAGCACTGTAGTGCCGAAGAAATCTTATATACAGAGGAACCTGCTCCCTATAGGGAATGGAGATTCTTGCACATAGGGGGAGATGACCATCTAGCGATGGGCCCCTCCGCCTATTTAGACCGCATAACCTGTAATCACAGGTTAGCCGGTTCACACATTTCACCTGGAAAACATGGTTATTCAAGGAAATGTGTAAAATATACAGAAAGAATTCTAAATCTAGAAAACTTCAAGTATATGGAACCTTTTAACAGACTAGACTATAGTCATTCCATTATTGTGGATTCTGTTAAAGTAAGACTTCTCGAAAAGGGTCAATCGACCATGATCAAGAAGGATAACAAGAATGTTGCGATTGGAAAATCGAAACAACTTGGTGGAGTGCTAAATTGGTTACCAAAAGATAACCGATTTTTCACTGAGACAAAGAAGGCAAGTATTCGAGCCCTATTTGTAGAAAGAATGGGAGATCTATTGCCTAAGAAGGCAGTAAATCCCCGTGCTTATGCCGCTATCCACCTACCTGATAAGGTAGGAGGTTACGGACTTGGGATGACCGAAGAGTTACAAAAGTTTCTCTCGGAATCCCCCGAACCCCATCAAGGCCTTATATATAAGGCTTTTCTCGGGTTACCAGTGAAAAAGGACCTAAGAATTTTTAGGACTTTGAACACTAATATTGCCACTCGAGGTGTAGAATCTATATTAGAACTACAAGAGCGGATCATTGGTCAATTGAGTGATTACCCAAATATGATCAATGCAATAAGTTGGAAGGAACTTAGACTTAGGTTCCCCGACCCAAACTGGAATGCTAGAAAGACTATTGCCTTAGCAGCAGACCAGGGAATTCTTTCAATAGAAGAATTTGCAAAAAGAGCAACTAGAGGAAATCTCTTCCAGGAGCTCTTATTAGGTAAAGAAGAACGAAAGTCCTTCAATACTAAACCGTATGTAATAACTTATAAGAATAAGGTATGGCCATACGCGGAAGACGAGGAGATATTAAGCTATGCTAAATATTCACACGAGCTCACCAATGAAGATATTGTAAAAGCAATAGATTCAATGGTTCCACAGTGGTACTTTGATGTAAATCAAGTAACCTCACTGGACTACGGTCACTGGGATCCGGAAAATCCGGAAACAGAGACCTGGGACTTTGGGGAGGACACTTATATTAATAAGTACACACAAGGACTTCCGTCGATGAGCATTCCTCCTTATAGGCTTGGAATTAAGATCGATAGATCTGAACACAAGGTAACTCCTGAGGCTAATATAGCTAAGGAGATATTGTTCTCTAGAGATTCAATAGAATTACAGAGTAAACATAAATGATTTGGACATAACTTGGTATCCCGAGGGAGTTCCAAAATCCTTACCATCGCAGTTCATGCTTTCTT